CTGCGAAAAAGCCTCTATATAAGTACCGGAGCTGGTCTTTCGGTCAAACAGGTGAATTCTTTGATTCAAAAGACCTTTACTTAGTCGCTGATGTTGGTTCCATACAATTCAGAACTTTCGGTGGAGACACTTCTTGGCAAGGAGAGATCAAGGGTGGCGCTGCAGCAGGCGGTAAGATCGGTGGTGGTAACGTCAACTTCTATGTTAACCAAGTTTTAAAGAAAGATATATATCAGGGTAAGGGAGACGAGAAGTCTCTTTTGGCCGCATTAACCAACGACAAACACGGTACTGCTGAAAATGCTTGGATGTTATATTCCAAAGTAAACAGTAAAAGTAGCCCTAAGAAACCCACAATGTCTAAAGAAGACTTCATGACGCAGTGGAAAGCAAGTCCAAAGGAATTCACGAACAGTAAGTATATCTGTTTGTTGTTCATATATGCATTCTTAACGGGTAGTACTGAAAAGAGAAACGAACTCATAACAAAGATCTTTCGTTACGCACAAAGTGACGTAGACCAATCAAGTTATTACATAAAGATATCCTAATATGAAAAACTTTTTACAAACATTAACAGAAGACAAAGCTGGTAAAAATCTCCACTTGGAACACATCGAAGATGAGATAATTAACAACGGTGTTCAGGGTGGTAGAGCCGCAATCAACTTCCTGAGAAGTCTTAGAGACATGTTGGCTGGTAGTGCGAGAAGTTCTGTCAACATGACCGTTAAGTGGGATGGTGCGCCAGCAATATTTGCCGGTATTGATCCAGCAGACGGAAAGTTCTTTGTTGCTAAGAAGGGTGTGTTTAACGTCAATCCTAAACTGTACAAAACAAATGCCGAGATTGATGCAGAACTTTCTGGTGACCTCAACTCTAAATTCAAAATTGCTCTTGCTGAGTTTCCCAAACTTGGTATACAGGGTGTTATTCAGGGTGACTTAATGTTCACCGATGACATCGAGACAAACACTATCGATGGTGAGAAATACCTGACCTTCCAACCAAACACAATTGTGTACGCGGTTCCTGTAGATTCGGATTTTGCAAAGGTAATCAAACGTGCAAAAATTGGTATCGTCTGGCACACAACGTACAAAGGCTCTACTCTTGCAGACATGAAGGCATCTTTTGGTGTCAATATCTCTAAACTGAAAAACGTTCCTTCTGTTTGGATGGACGATGCCACGTACAAAGACGTTTCTGGTAAGGCAATATTCAACGCATCTGAAACAGAAAGGGTGACAAAGGTATTGTCTGATGCTGGTAGAGTGTTCCAACGAATCAGTGGCCCAATGTTACGTTCCTTTAACAGACTGCAAGACAGTTTCGACAAGGGGTTGGCGGGTGCTTCGTTTAAGACATATACGAACAGTAAGGTTCGCACTGGGGAAAAGATTACAAATCCCAAACAACACGCACAGGGATATGTTCAGTGGGTAAGTGATACCTTCCAGAAAAAGATCGACAGTGTGAAAACTCCTGCTGCAAAACAAAAATATGAAAACATGCAGAAACAACACGTCATTGAGTTTAAGAAACACGTGAATAACTTGGAACAGGTAATCACTTTCCAAAATCTTCTCATTGATGCAAAAATGCAAATCGTAAAAAAACTAAATAGTGTTAAACAGCTTACAGATACCTTTATACTTACAGACAATGGATTTAAGGTGGTTAACCCTGAAGGGTATGTTGCAATAGACAGAGTGACTGGCAATGCTGTTAAACTCGTAGATAGATTGGAGTTTTCGTTCAATAACTTTACTGCACGAAAACGATGGGACAAATGAAAAAATACAAAACCCTCATAACCGAGCTTCGGGTAAAGACCGTTGCCCAGCGCAGAAAGATTGGAAGACAACTTTCAAGACGCATGAAATCATCGACCTTTCGAAAGAAAATTGAAAGGTCTAAACTTCGTGTTGCCTCTCCAGAAAAACAAAACGCCAAAGCACACAAACTTGCTAAGAAGGCGGTCATAAAAAAATACTACCCAACATATGATGATATGTCTATAACGCAACGTATGCAGGTTGACCAGAGAATTGCTAAACAACATGGCGCTCTCATAGAAAAACTTGCAAAACGATTACTACGAGTAGTTAAGAGAAATGAACTAGAGAAAGTAAAGTCTGCTAGGAAACGATTACAGGACAAAAACAAATGAAGTCATTTAGAGAACTCCAAGAAGCGCCGGAAAAGAAGGTTGTATTTACCTTTGGTAGATTCAATCCTCCTACAACTGGTCATGAAAAACTGATCAATAAAGTTAAATCGGTTGCCGGTTCTGGTGACTATAAAATTTATCCATCGTATTCTCAGAATGCAAAAAAGGATCCCCTTCCTCATTCTCTAAAAGTTGCCTACATGAGAAAGATGTTCCCATCACATGCAAGGAACATTGTTGCAGATGCCGATGCAAAAACGGCAATCAACGTTGCAGTAAAACTCTACAATCAGGGTTACCGAAACGTTACGATGGTGGTTGGTTCTGATCGTGTAAACGAATTCAAAAACCTTCTGACAACCTATAACGGTGCTGAGGGTAAACGCCACGGGTACTATAAGTTCGACACTCTGAACGTGGTATCTGCTGGAGAACGAGATCCCGATGCCGAAGGTGTTGAGGGAATGTCTGCCTCGAAAATGCGTGCTGCAGCATCAGCCGGTGACATGGATCAATTCTTACAAGGTGTTCCTAGTGGTTTCAGAGACGGTAAAAAACTTTACCGTGATGTTAGAAAACACATGGGTATTCGTGAAGAGAAGGAACTTGATATAGACACCGATGAAGAGTCTTTACGAGACGCATACCTTACAGGAAAAATTTGGAACATAGGTGACACCGTACAGACCGAAGAACACTCTGGTACGGTCATCTCACGAGGTACAAACTATCTGTCTTTCATTGACGAAGAAAAAAATATTCACAAGGTCTGGTTACACGAAGTAAAACAAGACAAAGATATCAAAGACAAGAAGGGAACGCAACCTGCGAAGTACTACTCTGGTCTTGCGAAATCAACTAAGTCTGCTCGTGATGCACAATTCAAAAGACAGGCAAAGATGGATGACGATAATCCAGCAGCATACAAACCAGCTCCTGGCGACAAAGATGCAAAAACAAAACCGTCAAAGCACACCAAAAAATTTAAAGACATGTTTGGTGAAGAGGGTGAAAAATATAAATCTATTCCTGAAGAACAACTGGACGAGAAGATCGAGGGTCTGGTTAAGAAAGCAGAGAAGTCTGGAATGCCGTACAGTATTCTCAAACAGGTGTATAACAGGGGTGTTGCTGCATGGAGAACTGGTCACAGACCTGGCACTACTCCACAGCAGTGGGGATTTGCAAGGGTAAACTCTTTTGTTACTAAATCATCTGGTACATGGGGTAAGGCAGATTCAGACCTTGCCGCAAAAGTTAGAGGTAGTAAAAAAGAATCCTTCGAGATTGGTAAAGACTATGCCGATCACACAAGAAAGGTAACGCCAGGATACGTCAAGAAATTAAAAACAGAGTCTTGTTGCGAAGACTGTGACGAATACTTTGACCATACTATCATGGAAGCAGAGTATCAAGGCAAAACAGTAAAGTTAAACGATCCTATTCGTACAAGTGAAGTCCCTACCAAGAAGTTTAAGGTGTACGTAAAGGACGGGGACAAGATTAAAGTTGTACGTTTTGGTGATCCCAACATGTCTATCAAACGAGACAGTGCAGAAAGAAGAAAGAGTTTCAGAGCAAGACACAACTGCGACAACCCAGGCCCTAAGACAAAGGCAAGGTATTGGAGTTGTTTCCAGTGGCGCGGTGGTGCAAAGGTAGATAATTAATGCAAAACGAAATGTCAGAGTTCGTCTCTCTGTTGGCCGAAGAAAAGAAAAGGGCCGCAATTTTAGCAGAAGAGAAAAGACGAATAGAAGAGGAAAAGGAAGCCAGACTCACTCCTAGAGTTGAGATTGGTTCCTCTTTGTCTGAATTCTTTGCAACTATTTCAGAGGGTAAGAAATCCTTTACGCCTGTTGTTGTAGAAAGTGTTGAGATCCCACAGGTTGTAGAGTCTGCTCCAGCAACAACTCACGAAGAGAAGGTTGATATACTCAAAACATTCTT